TAGATAAATCTATTTCAGTCCCATCTATTGTAATGTTATCTACAACAACACCAGCGTTAGCAGTTACAACTCCACCAACTGCTAATGTAGAAGCCATATCTACCGCACCATCAATATCTACGACATCTAGGTTGGCTGTGCCATTTACATCTATTGCGCCTTCTAGGTCTATATCACCATTAACTATAAGATCATCGGTAACTGTTAAATCATCTTGTACTTTTAAATCTACTACGTTTAAACTGGCAAAAGCATCAACAACCGCAGCTCCTGAACCAGCACCATCTAGGTATACTGCTTTAGTATCACCAGCTGGTATTGTTATGTTTGCGCCACTACCTTGTGAAATTATAATGTTTTGCGAACCACTTGTGCCATTTTCGATAAAATGCACTCTGTTAATTGTGTTTGGTGCTATTGTAATAGTACAAGCTGAATCGAGTGTGCCTGTATATTTAACATACATTGCTCTTACTGGATCAGTTGCTCCATCTGCAATTGTTGATGTATGTGTATCTGCGTTTGTAGTTATAGCTTCTGTGCCAAAACCTAGTCCTTCGCCTATTAGTTCTAAGTTAGTGTTTGTTGTTGTACCCCACGTTCCTGACGCATCACCTGTCGCCATTTCGTTGAGTCTTAAATCATTTACATATGTACTTGCCATGTTTTATCCCTCTTATGCCACCTCTTGATAATTAGGTGTCTGTGTTTCGCTAATATTAGAATAACTTGGTGTCTGTGTTTCGCTAATATTAGAATAACTTGGTGTCTGTGTTTCGTCAATCAAACCCCATACTAGCACACTACCTACATTATTTGTAATAACCAAACTTTCTGTAATTGTAGCAGTTGCGTTTGCGTTTGTTGTAACTGATCCAATAGAACTTGAAAGTGAAAAACTTGGCAGATTAATTACTTCATTTTCATGTATTATTACTGATCCAATTGCGCTTGTTACTGCCAGTGTTGTAACTGTTACATTGGCTTCTGCATCAACTGTGAATGAACCAATGCTAGAAGAAACAGCGAGAGTTGTCGTTGTTACATTAGCTTCTGCATCAGTGGTTATTGCGCCTAATCCACTTGTAATTGCTAATGTTGGTGCTACAACGTTTGTTTCTGTAAGGACTGTAACAGAACCTAAAGAGCTGGTAATCGCTAAAGTAGGTAAATTGACTGGTATTGGCTCACCCCATGTAAGCTGTCCCCATGTACCTCTACCCCAACCTGTAATATTAGCCATGACTTTTTAACTCATTCCTGATTTTGCTTCTACCAACAATGTTTTTATATCAGTCAGTATTTCTTTAACAGGCACAGTAATAAAATCTTCTGCTAGAGTTTTATCTATTTTTGTTATACTAGATTCTATTTTTTGTTTGCTTGTCATTTGTATTATTTTGTATAAAGTTGTATAATCATTTTTTTAGGAGAGTGTAATTATGTTAGAAAATTCGTATTTTAATTGGGAAGGCACACCAGCTGTAGCTCATCAGATTGACTCAAATACTGATTTAGTATCTTTCATGCGTGATGGAGATAAAGATTGGCGCAAAGGTGATGGTCCACTACTTGCTGAATTATTCATTAATGCAGAGAGACTTTCTAAGCCAGAATTTGAAGAATACTTTGGTGTCATTGGTGAAGTATTGCCTGAATTACCCAAGACTTGACCACCAGTAGCAAATTTTTCAGCAAAAGAAAAACTTGAATCCCAATCTGGAGTTAGACTTTTACCCGGTTTCGAAACTAGATTATCTATCCAACTAGGATCTATTTTCTGATCTGCTTGTCTAAAATAATACCTCATAGTATTTTCTTGATTTATTAATCCTTGTCTTACTTCAGGTGGCATCTCAGTTACACCTTTATACTCACGCATTGTTGTGCGCCAGCCTTCATATAATTTATGCGATTTCTCAGCTGCTTTATGCATTTCTGGGTGCGTAATACCTACCTCTGAAATTATCGTTTTTCCTGTTTTCGGATCTTGATATAACAAATTTAATTTTCTATCTCGCATACCCATTGCATTTCTTTGATTACCAGAATCAATGATTCGATATTTTTTTTGTAGCTCTTGCACAACTTTTTCAGCATCATCAGTTGAATTTACTAATATTCTTGTTCTGATCGCATCAGTCAATTGGTTAACATCATTATCATATTTTAGTTCTGCTTTTTCTCCAATCCTGTCTGGTTTTTTTACCTGACCAGCTGGAAAACCAGTATCAAGATCAATTTTACCCACTGGTACACCTTGGCTAATTAATGATTCACCGGGGTTGCCAACAGTTCTAAATCCTAATCCTTGAGCTACATCTTCCATACTTTTTTGGAAGCCACCATTTAATTCTTTTGCAACTCTAAACATATCATCAGCATCAACAAAATTATTAGCTGTATTATTAAATTGTTTAGCTACTTCTTTTTCTAATTTTTCACCACCTAATTTTCTTGTCAATTCTTCGAGAGTAGGTGAGTTTATTTCTGGTTGTAGTTGTTGCGCTTGTTCTTGTCTGACAACTTTTTTATTTTGTTTCCTGAGATAATCGTATTGTTTAAATTCATCTGCATTGTTAAAAACTCTTACAGGTACATTTTGCACATCAGAATCACTTAATATCCTTAGTGTAGTGTTACCGCCCAATGCTTGGTAGGTTCCATCTTGATTTTGTAAAACCTCAATAGGCTGTCTTTTATTTATCGTAACTCCTTTGTAAGAAAACTCATCACCAGCAGACTCCATCATATTTTTGGCATCTACACCACGACCTGAACCTTTTGATGTAGTAGAGAATTTTATATTTTGTATTGGGACTTCTAAAGAATCTGGTGTTTTTTGAATACTTTCTGCTAAATTTTTGAGTGGTTTTTTACCAAAATATTTAATTGCATCACCAAAAAATGGAACAGCACCAAGAGCAGATAAACCAGCGATACCAGTATTGATAAAACCAGATTTATAATCACCGCCAGAAAAGTCTCTATATGCATCTCTACCATACTTAGCAACCTCAGCAGCATCTATTGCATAACCTTGTGGTGTAAATCCAATTCCTATTTGAGCCAGTAAAGGGACTTCTTCTTCATAAGTTTCGACAGCTCGATCTAAAAGATCCCTGTCATCGAAGATATCAATATTATTGATTGTTGTATCATCCATAATACTGATTTTACTGTTTTTTAAGCTATATGCAAACCTTGAACTTTGCGATCAATAATATTTCTAATTTTCCAATAAGGAATATCTGCAAATTCTGGGAAAAATTCAGTAACCTGTCTGTGTATTCTGGTAGGTCCTAACCCTCTATCTCTTAGTTTTTTGATAAATCTAAGAACTTTTTGTTCTTCTGGTACTGGTACTAATTTCATTCTGCGCTTGATGCGATTACCTTCTTTAAACTTTTCTTCTTGTTTCTTAAATCCAAATGGTGATGCTCCACCTACTGCATAACCTTTTTCTGCCCAGTGCAACTTACCTTCTGCAAATTTCTGCTTGGTATTGCCATGCTCAATCTCTGCAACTGCTGATAAAACCATCAGCATAATCTTGTTTACCATCACATTCATATCGAATTTGTTATGTAGTGATTTGCTATTTTTAGGTTTTGGATAAGAGATTGGCATGTCACCAAACTGCTCACACAGATAGTAAGTCACACCAGTTTGTTCGAATATGGGTATCATTTTCAATAGATCTGACATTGATCTGGATAAACGACACAATCTGGTTGAAACCAAAATATCATGCTCATCCATAGTGTCAGTCAATTCTCTGGAAGCTGGTCTTTCGTTTATTGGAACTGTGCCAGATACACCAGCATCTTCGAAGAAATGGTCAACCTCACGATTAAATTTGTTTTTAACAAACTCATTTATCAGCATCTTTTGCGTTTCTAGTGAGATACCATTCTTGGCTTGCTCAACAGTTGACACTCTGACATATGCGTAAATGTTATTGATTTGTTTTACTGGATTCATAATACTGTGCCCTCTATTTGATTAGGGTTCGTTTTCGTCACACAAGTGAACCACTCTTGCTTTAACAGGACTATAAGGAGACGCAAAACCCCAACCAAAAATGAGTTTTGCATATTATGAATCGCCCTTGTGACTAAATGTTCCACGTGGAACCTTATACTTCCCAATCCATTTTGTGTTTACTAATGTAGTAATTAGCATAGTGATTCTCATCGTACTCTACAGAGATCCCAGTAAAGTGCCTAGACATCACTTCCATAAATTCTTCTGCTAGTTCTACCAGTTCTGCATGATCACAATCAGTTCCCACACCTTCAAAGTTTTCGAAAAGCTCTCCAGTGTATGGATCTACCCACGAATTGTCTTTTATTGTTTCTACTTTAGCCATAATTGCTACCTCATATTTATTAAAAGAAATTGTATTATACATGTTAATTGCATAAATGTGCAAACTTTAACACTTATTTTTTTTCTGCCATTCCGATGTCATATTTTGCCAATAGCCTTTTTGTTCTATTTGTTGTTTTTTCCAACGAATACGATTTAACGATTTTGCATTGTATATATGATCTGGTGTATTTCTTTTTAAAGATCGCATTGCATTATTTACTGTTTCAGGATCTTCAACTATATGTTTCTCATTTGTAAGATCGAATATATTTTTTGCTTCTTGCAAAACATTATATGGCACATGAACAGCTTCTATAGATCCATCCTCACCAAATCTTGAAATATGGTTATGACATCTCCCATCACCATAATCCATTTTAAGCTGATCTCTTGACCATAATTGATTGCAGTCAGTATTACAGAACTTTCTCCTTTGTCCTGATAAATAATTGCCACATTGTTTGCATGTATATATTTTTTTGTTCATATAAATGTTCGTTTTTATATTAATTTGACTATCTCTTGTTTCGATAATCCTAGTATAGACAAACCTTCAACATACTTTTTGCGTAATCTTTTTTTCAATTCTTTATCTGTAATGTATTTGTTTCTCGATAAGTTGTGACTCGAATCCACAATCTTAACAGCATGTGCAATTTTATTCTTCATCACTCTTGGGAGATACTCATGTAAAAAATCCTCACCTTTGCGTTTTGTGAGCGCATCGAGGGCATCCATTATTTTATCGTCAAAATAAAATTTAATATCTTCAACGATGCTTGCTTTTTTTTCACCAGCATCTTCGATAGCATCATGCAACAAACCAACCACATAATAATCTTGACCAAGTTTTTTCACTCCATCAGCTACATAAAAAACATGATCAAGATATGGGTTGCCTAATTTATCTACTTGATCTTTGTGAGCCGAGATTGCCAAAATTTTAGCAATCTGACTCTCAAGGTTGTTTCTTCTATCGTTCAATGTCCCCAGCCATATGCAGTTTGTTCTTCTTCTTTGCCATCCCATGGTGAAGCAGTTGCGAAACTGTTAATGTTGAATCCATACTCAGTCATTCTTTTCAACATTGGCTCACCTTTAGTATGTTCTGGGTTAGGCATTACATACTCCGCACCATAACCATTATTTCTGCTAACTATGGAGCCAATTTTTTGCAACATGAAACTCATCTTGCCTTTCTTGGCAACTATTTGATAGAAGTCTATGTTGGTTTGATCGTAACCCCACATTGAGCTGTAGATGTCACCAACTTTAGCGTTGTTTGCCATTTTTTGACCAGCTGACAATCTTTTTGCTTTAGCTTCAGCTTTTCTCACAAAGTGCTGTTTTCTGTCAGCAAAGAACTTGTCTATATACTCTTGCATGTTCTCAGGACTTTTGAACCTGTAATGGAATATTGGTTTTTTAGTCTTACCAAAAAATCCCATCGCGATTGGTTTTCCATCCATGCTGTAAGTGTAAGCGACTGCATCGCCATTTTTGATTTCTTTAGAGTTTTTAGGAATATAAAAACTTCGATCCATTGTGTTTCTCATTTTTGCTCCTTATTTAAGTTGATTTCCACACTGATATTATACACAATTTTATATAAATGTACAACTATTAACACTAAAATATTTCCTCAGCTATACCTAGTATTTCTGCTACCATAAAAAACACAGCCAGTATTGCCAAGCTGTTGTAAAAAATACCTAAAGCACAACCAGCAATTCTGAGTGCGCTCTTAGCTAGACTTATACAAAAATGTGTTTGTCTTGGATCTTTGCCTATTGGATTATTCATGATTCAAACTCCCAGCCAAGCATGGCAGTTAATCTTTTATAAGATAATTTACCGCATTCAGTCATTCTTTGGTGATCCCAACCTAAATCTTCTACTAGGTCTTTGAGTTTCACCATCTCATCGTATGTGAATACTGTATATCCTGATTCAGCTTCTATGTTATTTTTTTTATGTCGTTCTGCTTTTTTAGCCATCAGCTTTCTCCTTGTAAAAATTTACCAAAATAATCAGGTTTTCTATTTCTTCCTTTTCTTCCTTCCACAAAATTATCTGGACCAACAATCTGCATGGAGCTACCATTGTTGAGAACCCAACCTTCTGGACCAAACATAACTGCTTTACCTTTGTATTCACCAAATTTAGTTTTAACAGTAATGGTGTCACCATTTTGAATATCTGAATATTTCATACGCTTTTCTCCTGTGCTTTAATCATAATATCTCTTACTGCTTCTCTATCACTAGAGTCTCCTTCGAATGGGAAATCTTCTGTTGCTGTTAACATTCTTATCTTTGTTGCCATGATAATTTCAGTTTTAGTAACACCACCAGTTGATGGGAAAAACTCCTTCCCATAAAGGCTGTCACCTTTACCATAAAATCCATAAACATAATCTACAAATTCCATGTCAACATCACTGAAGAAATCTGGGTTTATTGAATCGAATATTTGAGCTGTGCTCATAAGCTTTTCTCCTGTAGGTTTTTGAGTAATTGTTTTTTTCTGTTTATTTCTTTCTGCCAAACTTTTTTTTGTCTATCATTACCAGAGTAAAAGTCTCTCATAACTTCGTGATGCTTGATTCTTTTTTTTATTTGGTATGCATCATATTTTTGAGTCATTTTATTCTCCATTTTTGTGATTCATTGAATCGAATATTTGAGCTGTACTCATAACGCCACCTCACTGTCAACCCAAGCTGTCATGTATATCATTCCTCTAAAAACATTGAATTTATCCATGACAATGGTTTCTGCTTCAGTATGATTTTCTGCATTTACATATACAATTTTAAGATCAAATGGGTTTTCCCCAAAAGCAACTTTGTATCTCCTCATAACGATACTCCTTTGTTAGTGATTCATTGAATCGAATTTAAAGATATAATCATTAGGATCCATACCTAATTCTTTTACTTCATTTTTGATTTTGTTAATGCACACAGATCCGATAGGGAAGAAAAACATATCATAAGCTATCGCATCTATATCAGTTTCTAAATGATTATGATCATCTTTGTGTGCAATATGATCATGACCATCAACACATCTAACCCAATCTATTGATTTTGTGTGAATCCCTTTGCCACACAAGATGCAATGCTCAGGTGCATCAGGATCCTGATCAACGACTTTGAGCAAAGGTGATATGTCAATTAAGGGTTTTGAACCTTTCCACCAACTTGCCATTTTTGACTCCTTTTTTTTGTTTACAATTTCCACATACATATAATAGGGGTTTTTTTCGTTGATGTACACAAATGTCCATATATTTGTATAAAAATAAATGATAAAAAATGCGCATCCCTTTGTTTATAAGGGTTTCAGATTTCTAAACTAATAAAAAAAAATCGACTATCAATGACTTACAATACAAAAATGCGCAAATTTGACTATAGATAAGTACATATGTACAATATCAGCGTGGGAAAAGAAATTTAATTTGGAGAAATTATGAAAACAAATATATCGATTGAACTAAACGATGAGCAACGATTAGATCTTGCTCAGAAATATAACAACACCAACTCGAAGAAACTTTTGACCAGAGCTGACCTCAACAAAATTGTGCAAGACTACATATCAGTAATGTTGAAAGCACCATCAGTTGAGAAGCCAATCAAGCCAGTTGGCGATGATCCGCTACTTGATAGAAGATGGGGTTCGTTGATTCAGTTAAGAGATCACTTGGTAAAAGAAAACCAAGTAACGATTCTTGGCTGGGATTGGAGTAGCGCAAGAATTCTTGTACAAGATCAAGATGGAGAAAAGTATGGGTATGGTCTTGTGTTTGGTAAATTATCTAAAAAGAGAGTAGCGTAATGAAACTAACACAGAAAATGATAGATCTGGTTGATGATCTATGTGGGATGGAAACCAGTTTGGAAGTTGAAGAAAAACTAATTAAGCTAGCAACGCTGATGCAAGATGAGCAAAATAAGATGGGGATCAGGAATGGCTGAAGAAAAAATTGAGTTAGATGTTGGAGCTAGAGATCTAGCACAGATTGTAAAAACATTTATGGATCGAGCTGACACAGTTGAATCCTTAAATAGCTATTACACAATAAACAAAAAGGCAATTGGTTCAATTAAAGATCTTGATGTGAATGCTTATAATGATTTAATCGATGCTTTCAAGAAACACAAAGAAAAGATATTAGCACTTCCATCTTCTTCTAGCTTGTCGAATTCTTGAATTAGGATTGTTTCTAGTTTTGGCAGAACTTCTTTTTAGCTGTCCAAGAGATCTAGCGCAGTATGACTTTCTTCTCTTGGCAGCTTTACTGCCTTTCTTCACTTTACCAGTAACAGCAGTCTTTAGTTTTGATCCGGGGTTCGCTTTTCTATAGGCTCGAACTCCCTTCTTTGTCATTCCAGCTCCAGCCTTAGTTGGTCTGTAGTTACCACCTTTACCAGTAGTCTTTCTTATTGGCTTGGCTTTTCTTGTGGTTGTTTTCTTCTTAGATACCTTACCGCCAGCTTTAGCTTTCAGAATTGTTTTTACATTGGTTGGCTTACCACCAACTCCTTGTGCTTTAGATCTTTTTCTTTTTACAGCACTTCTTTTCTGTGATGCTGTCATGGATCTAGCTTTAGATTTTGGCACACACTTAGGATATTTTCTTTTGCTTTTCTTCGCAGAGCTTCTCCCACACTTTTCGTAACTGCCATCTTTTTTCTTGGATCCAATATCTACCCAATCTTCTTTAAACCACTTGGTTAATCCACCTTTGGGTTTAGCCACTTCTGTAACCGCCACCACGCTTTTTATAAGTTCTAACTAACCATGCATTGGCATAAGCAGATGGGTAAACATCGAACTTGCGTTTCGCTTCTGCTTTCACTCTTGAATAAAGAGCTTTGTTTGTTGGTGTGGATCCTGATTTTTTAGTGGATTTCTTTTTCTTTTTTCTTGGTCCAGCCATTTTATTTCCTTCGAGTTACTTTTTTCTTTTTAGTGTATCTAGTTTTCTGATCTTTGTTTATCTTTCTCAATTTTTTGGCTTGGGCAGCGTGTAATTTACTGGCTTTTTCCAATCCCTTGATAATCTCATTCAGATCTTTTGTATAGTGTGGCATGTTTTTTTCCTCTTAATCTTCATATAGATTATCAAAAGTTACGCTAGGATCCAAATATGATTCATGTCCTTCAGCAGAATGAGTCCATTGAGATGGTTTGAAATCAGGTGCGCCTTCACCTGTAACCCATAACGCTGGACTTGTAGCTCTCACTCGATTATTAGGTAAAGCAACTAGATTACCTTTCCATTTGCAATCTTCTGTGATGTATAAAACATGAGATTGCTTGTGTTGCGCTGGATCATCAGCTATATCAGAATCAGTGTAATCTACTGTAAACAAATACTTGCCTTGATAAAACTCACCATCTATCTTACACAACCATGGACTGGAGCTAACTCGATCCAGTACAACTACTGCATGATTTCTTGATTCGCAATCCCAAGGTTGTGCTAAATGATCTTCCATGGGTACTGGAAAATCTTCATTAGGTATGTCAGCAACCAGAGCTTGAATAGGCAATCTCGCCCACATCGCGCCACCATGTATATTGCCTTCATCGTTATCTTCACAATCAGATTCGCAACCAGTAAACACAACCTGAAAGCTGAGAGATCGATCTGGAATAGTATTAACTGCGATTGCTAGTGCATGAATGTACTCATCATGATACTTTTCATGATTATGGGTGAACTGTCTCCTTACCCAACATTTGAAATGTGGGATGTTGCTTATCAGATATGCCACTATCTATTTCCTTTTTTTATTATCTAATTTTTTTGCTTTTTGCCTTTCAATTTTTTTTCTTTATCAGAAATAGCACCTTTCGGTGGTCTCGCTTTCTTTCGGATAGAACCTTTTTTTAATTTTTTTTCTTTATCAGAAATAGCACTTTGGATCGTACCGCCATTGGACTTCTTCATCAATGATCCACCCTTAGATTTCTTCATGATCTTTCCACCTTTGGACTTCTTCATCAAAGCACCGCCCTTAGATTTCTTCATCATTGCTCCACCTTTGGACTTCTTCATCAATGATCCACCTTTGGAAAGTTTTCTAATGGCTCCCATTTTAGATTTTTTTAGCATTAACATTTGTTTTCTCCTGTGACCTTATGTTTTTTATATGTTACGAATTTTTTTGAAAGATGTCTATGCTTTCTACTAGACCGCCTTTTGCTTTTTTCTGTTTGACTTTAGATAATTTTGCCAAGCCAGATTCATTGGGTATGAAAATATTAGACTGATAGAGATCCTCGACATATCGAGGATCTTTGTCAACATAATCTATTCTGTAAACAGGTACACCTTCAACAGTTCCAGTTATGACTGTTTGTATTCTATCTGCTGTAGGCTTCCCACTTATACTATCGTTCATTTTCAATTCTGTAACTTTTTTATCAGGTGCGTTGTCCAACTGTCTAGATATTCTTTGTATTTCATTGGCACTTTGCTGTGTTTCAAAAGCAAGTTTAGTTGGATCATTTTTTGCAACGTCAAATGTCCCATCCTGTCTTGAAAGATTTTTTTTAACTTCATCTGCATAATATTTTATTGAATTTGGATCAAACAATTTTTTCATTGCTTCAATATTAATTTTTGAAAAATCGTTTTTATTCAAACTATATTTTTTATGAAAGCTATCTACTGACTGTTTTATTTTAGGTCTTTTTGGTATAAGACGATTAAGATTTGTTTCTCCTAATTTGTACCTCATCTGATGCCTTTGATTTATGTCAGGGTTAGTTATTGACCTTTTTACAATCGCATTTGTAAGATCTTCTCTTTTCTTAGAGCCATACAAATAAGGTGAAATGTTATCTATAATCCCTTTAAACTTACCTATACCAGCCAACACACCTGTGCTTTTCGCTACTGGTGGTATGGCTTTGGTTACATCAGTCATCATGCTCATGGGTACTGTTAGACTAGCAAGACCAGCTCCAGCACCTTTTAAAACATCCCTTCTGGTTATTCCTTTACCAACTTGGCTTGCACCTTTACCAGCAATAACCAATGGATCAGTTGCGATACCAGCTTTGGTTGCAAGCTGTCCAGCCTTTAATCCAGACTTAGTTGCTAGATATCCACCGCCCAATAATATTCCAGACACATCTGCTAACAAACCAACTGGATCTGTCTTTAATGTTTCTTTTACTTTATCGAAACCGCCATAGCGATCAGATATATACTGACCTACAGCCATAGCTGCTTCTTGTGGTTTGTCTAATGATTCTTCTTGGTAGGCATCTGGGATAGCTAAAGCAATCAAACCAAGACCAAGATTAGCTATTGCATCTAAAGTTTGTACTGGACTGGTTACAACTTGCGCTACATCAGAACCAAGCTGATAAGCACTGGAAGGAACATTACCTAATGTCTCTAATAAGTAATTTGGATCGCCACTACCTATCGATTCAGGTATCTGTGGTCCAAAAATGTTTATGTTTTCATATGGACTCATGCCAAAAGTGTATCATGAACTTCAATCGATTTTAAATTTCTTTTGAATCCACTTGATTCCAGCGTAAATAGATAAGCCATAGATCGCAAATAGCGATAAAGAGCCGAAAACCACGAAATAATCTGAGGGATATAGATAGATTAAGCCAAATAAGCCATCAACTACTGCTTCTGCATCACCAATAGGTGCTAAATTAATGGTTTCTTCCATAAAAACTCCAGTTTTTCTTCAGAATATCGAGCCATTGGTCTATAGAAAGCACTGCCACACTGTCATTATCACGCTCAAACTCAGGATTTATGGCATATATAGGCACAACAACCCTAGTTGGTACATGATTAAACTTGAAAATGAGCACTGGGATGTTGTTTTTAGCTGATTCACACACTTGATCCCACCAATCTTTCTTATACCAGTTGCCTTTCTTGTAGTGTTTACACTCAATCGCATGATTTGGTATGGCAATATCACACATACCTTTCTCTTGATATTGATCGAGGTTGCGTTTGCATGAGTAATCAAAATTATTTTGCACAAAAAATTCGTTCAGGATTCCTACCACCTGTCTTTCGTAACTTGCGCCTTTGGTTCTGCTGTTAATCATGTCTGGGTAATCATAGTCCCAATAGGGTTCCTTTGTAAAATTTTATAAAAAATTTTTTGCATGAAAATTTTTGGTGATTTTCTGTACCTAACTTAGCTATAGCTATAACGATATGCGACTTCTGGCATTTGGGGGGGTATAGGGTTCCTTTTAATCTAATACAGGTAAAATGGCGAACCCATAGGGTTCCTATGAACCAGATAAAAAACCTTTTGCCTAGCTCTGCTCAGGACTGTACACAATCTTGCACAGAGTTATATACATGAATACACGCATAAGTTATTGATTTTATTGATTTTTTTTAAAAAAAGGCGATTTTTTCCAGATTTTCCAGCCCAGCCAAGGGCGAGGTCGATTGCTAAGTTTTTTTATTATAAATCTTTTGTTGAGTAAGTTTCGATATCAGCACCAAATAGTTTACTCAATCTATCTCTGATATCATCCTGATTCATGTTCTCAATGTTGGCATTGATGTTGATATTCTGGGATCTATTTACAGACAATCCACCCAGTTGATTCAGTTCTTTTATCGCTGAAACTGATGCATTAAATTGTCCAGCTTCGAATGCATCTTCCGCAATTTTCCACAGCATCGTTCCAGTTTTTGCTGGAGTGATTGCATATTTCTCAGCCAGCTCATCTCGTTTTATCTTTACTGCTTTAGTTACATTGGGGAAGTCTTTACCATTGAGCATCTTGTTAGCTGATACTGCTGGGAATTCATATCCAGCTCTCCTTGCTGCTTCTGTTTGTGAGCAAGTTCCTTCAGTGTAATACCAGACAAATCCTGATTGCATCTTTGTCAAACCAAGTTCTTTATCTTCTTCGAATTGATCTGGAACACTCACTAAACTTTTCTTATCTTTCTTCGCCATGTTTATGATCTTCTCTTTATCTCATAATAGAATGTATCAGGACATTTGAATTCATAATACTTGTCATTCATATCACGACCTACAATCCTGTTGTTGTTAATCTTAGTTATCTTTCTCAATAATATACTCATGTAATGTTTACCACTTGGGAATGTATTATTTCCAGTCAGGAATACTGTAACCAGATATTCTCTCCTAAACATTTTCTTATATATTTTCTTAAACATTCTCATGCTCCATTGGATATAGTTTATCAAACAATTCCATTGCTTCAACTTTTGTATACAAACGATCATTGAATAATATTCTTTCTTCATCATTCATTCTTTTCCATCTAGCAAAATTACATGATCTTGTCTTTTCACTATCATATTTAAATTCTTCCATTTCCTCTCCTAATTAACCAACAGTGTATAAGGGTGTAGTGTGTGGCATGTCTCTATATATATATGTTATAACCCATATAAATACCACTTATACTGTTTATACTATATAAATATATTATAATAAAAGAATATACCTAACACTACCTATGGCATAAAAGCCTTATAAATCAACATTATGACCACAGTGTACTATACAGTGTACCTTACCTCATTTTTAGCATGACACACTACTTTTTCACCACATATCCCATGAAATTATAGCTTTGCCATACTTTCGATACTTGACCAAGAGCCTTTAATTCTTCTTGTAATTCCATTTCAGTCTTACAGAACATCGAATTAGATAGCTCTAAATCTTTGTCTAAAATCTGTTCGTCACTAAATCCTTTGCGTTTTTCTTGTATATGTAATCGATGTATCGACTGTTGCAGATGTGGATCATTGAGATAAACCTTCTCAGCTATTAACAACACACTCCCTTGTTCGATCATATCTTTCATTATTGCCAACAGCCTTCGTCTTTTAGTGTGTCCACAAAACTGCAAAAAAAACATGCTTATCATTACTGAAACATTGTCATGATTATTCAACTCATGTTGCACAAAGTAATCTTCAGCATCACCTTGGAAGAATGCGTAATCTTTCTTGCGACCTTTCATGTTTACTTCGTCTATACCCAAATAATTGCACCCATCGATCTTGTTCATAGATGATAAGAACCGCCCTGTAGAGCACCCAAGATCAACCACTGTTGACTCTGGCTGTGCATATTCATGAGCTATCTGCCTGAAGATTACATCCAATGTTGAGAGATTAGGTATAGAAAGATCTATATGTTCATCAAAGTCTTTAATTTTATTGAAGTCAAATTTCATTGTTATGTACCATGTTTATCCTTGTGCCTAACCATTCCATGACATTAATTGACATTGCTCGACCAACAGCTTCATAACGCTTAGATATCGGTGCTTCTTCTTTAGGCTTATTACGATAAGGTATCTGGGTGTAATTATCAGGAAAACCCTGTAATCGCTCTGCTTCTGTTATTGTAAGTCTACGTATTCTGTTCTTAGCCATAACACATGGCTGTCTATTACCACCAGTCATAGCATTCAATGTAGGGCTAATATCATCTTTGACTACTCTAGCATGTCCATCTGGTGTATTGGGTTCGAAACACATAACAGCATGTCTGTCTGAAGCTGTCAGTGCATACATCGCTCCATCATCTTTAATCCCAAATCCATTCGAGTTTGCATTACTCATCTGTAAAGCAATCGGATCTTCGATACATAACATAGAATTTTCTGGTGGTGAGAATCTACCGCCAGCTGGTATCGTGCCACATGTTTCTGATTCATCAGTAAATGTGCCTTTATAATCTAGCTTTCTATAAAACTCTCGATGCATTTCCTCAGACTCGATGGTATTGTCGCTCCTTTCCTCTCTGCTCGGTCTAGGATTCGTTGACATTGCTTCTTCGTCAAATAATACTTTTGCGCTACTTTTCCAGTCTCCAAGACATCCGACAACGAAGATACGTCTCCTTCTTTGTGGGATTGCCCTTGGAAATCGTTGTGTTCTGATGTACTGAGTGTCAAGAACCCTGTAGGCGAACCCATACCTGAGTTCTGCCAATGCTCCGAGGAAGGTTCCAAGATCTTTTCCTTCGTTACTAGACAAGACACCGGGGACATTTTCCCAGAGTACCCATTTAGGCTTAATCCTTTGAGCCAAGCGAATAAACTCAAGTGCGAGGTTCCCTCTATCTTCTCCCATTCCTTTTCTAAGTCCAGCGATTGAGAAAGTTGCACAGGGTGTTCCCCCAACAAGGATATCTGGTGTGGCTCGCAAGTCTGATCTTTCGATTTGTGTGAAGTCCCCATAATTTTTTACCTCTGGATAGTGATAGTTAAGCACAGCTGACCTAAATGGATCAATCTCTGATAATCCAAGACATTCGAAACCAAGTGGATGCCATGCAACTCCCACTGATTCTATCCCACTACATATCGATAAATATTTCATTATTCTCCATATGAATTACCAAAACTTAGTGTGTCATCCTGTACTTTTGTATAACTGAGATCATATACCTTCTTGCCATTCGACCTTCGTGGTTCTACTCCTCTCTCATGCAATATTCTGTTTGCATCTTTGAAGTCTGGCATCCTTGGGTTACTAATACCTAAATCTCTCAAGAACTTCGTCATTTGTACTGGGGAAGTAATCTTCGCATCAAAGTTGACATGTTCTAAAACTAAATCCTCTACTGTAGATTGGGTTCTATACCCTTCGTTGCTCTCCTGTAGTAGCTCTCGCTCATCAGGAGCTAAGAACCAATTCTTCTGTCCAGCAACATACAGTGTCTCTTTTACTTCTGCCCATACTTGTTGCATATCCAAGCCATGATTGAAATTGATTGCTTTGGTAGATATTACCCAGAATCTTCGATTACCAGTGTTATCTGTCAGAAACTCTCTGCCATTGACTGATGCGAAAAACGCTGTGCGCCTTTGATATGTAGTGAATGCCCTATCGTATGGCAATCTAAGTTCATCAGTCTTGGCTGTTACAAATGCTTTCAGCTGATCGATGTCTGACTTCTTAAATGTCGATTCAATCTCGCCTAGCTCCACAATCCAATGACTGACTGCTCGCTTCACACTATCTTTATCACTGGGGTTCAGTGTTGCGCCTTCCAATAGCCAGCCTTTATTATAGTCACACAATCTCTTGAACCATAAAGTTTTACCCAAACCTTGCGCACCTTGGAATACTAATATCCCTTCCAGTTCGACTCCATTCTGCTCATAAGCGCATGCCACGCAACTAATTAACCATTTCTTGAGCAACATGTCTTTCAGAACATCGGAGTTCCTAGACTCAATCGTATTGAGAAAGTCCTGTAGTCTGGTCTTGCCATCCCAAGGCTTGCTCTCGATCCATTCTTTAACTGGGTT